CTGCAAACTTTTTTTGTCTCCCATAAATTTCTGGATCAGCTTTCTCAAATGCACTCTCTACATAACGAGGTAAATCTTTAAGTTTTTCAAATAACTCTGGATTTGAGATATTTACTTTACCTGTAAATCGTCCTCTCTTTGCTCCTACCATTACAGAATCTATATTGTTAGAATATGCTATCATTCCCCACTTGCCAGATTTTGTTTTCAGATGGTAAGAGTTTGGACTGCGTAATTTATAATCCTTTCCTTCAACAAGACCCTTCTTTAACATTTCTTCTGCCAAGATCGGCCCGGCACAATTTGCTCTCATAATACTCGAGTCCTCTACAGAATATAAAACATCTGTTATGTTGTCATCAAGAACTGCATCAGTTATTACATATGCGATAGGAATACCTTTACCGTCAAGCGTGGCATCTGGACGATAAATTGCAGTATCTTCTGTAATATGAATAATCTGATCTAAATCAGATTCTTGGTAGAATTTGCCCTTCCACTTCTCAAAGGTTTCCTTTTCACCATAATCATTTTTAGCTGTTATGTACTTCATGATAACCTTTCAACACTTTTTCGTAAATACTTTCTGCAAGATACTTCAACATGAACGGTGCCACCATTAATCCAATTCTTGCAAGTTGCTCGTTGAGAGTACCCGTTAAAACATAATCTTCTGGGAGCGTCATAATTCTTTTTGCTTCCTTGGTTGTATACACACGATCCTCTTCTGCATGAAGGTGGACTGCAAGACTTGTCATCAAACCTTGTTCTGATAGAGTGTGTGATGCTTGATTCCAAGGCACTCTACGAGATTGATAAAACGAATGTTTTGCTTCTGGTACAGATTTTCCCATTTTCTGCCTATGTGCAATCACTTTTTCAAACCACGGTCCAACAACATCATCGCCCACGGATACAACTCTATCTGGATTCTTTGGTAATCTTTTCATCCACTTGTATTTAGCACTTTTCTTCATGGCCATACAGAGTTCTTCTGCTTCTACTCTATTCTCATTATTAAGTCTTAAATCACCTATTGCTTGTTCTAGAGTTGGTTCTTCATCAACTGGTTCTGGATAGATGGATGACAATAATATCCAGTTCATATCAATATCATCTAATACATCATCACGAATTGATACGATAAACACTCTCTGACGTTTCTGTGGTACTCCAAAATGTATTCCATTAAGAACCTTATACGTTGTACTATATCCTAGAGCTTCAAAATCTACAACCATACGATTCAAATGATCTCTTGCATAGTCCATCGTAAGACCTTTGACATTCTCACAAATAATAACCTTCGGTTTCAACTCACCAGCAATACGAATCATTTCCCATGTTAAATCTTCGATATTCTTTTGCTTCATACCATAAGCAGTCTTTTCCTTGTTCCATCCTTCTTTCTTAGTTCCACTCATAGAAAATGGAGGGCATGGTGGAGAACCATCTAAAATATCTAACTCACCAACTTTAAGACCTGTCATTTCCATAATCTGTTGTCCAGTGACATTTTTAATATCACCGCAAATATGTGGAGTGTTGGGCCAGTTCGCAAGATAGGTATCAACTGCAACTTGTTGAAACTCATTTACAAATAGACAATCACCACCCGCAAGTTTATAACCAACAGAAGAACCACCACCGCCTGCAAAAAATGATATGTAAGTAAATCGTTTACGAGCTGCACTTTTCTTTAGATCATCTAGAGTATAACGATAATATCTCAATTAAAAAAATCCTCTAAACTTCCTTGGGCGCCATAACTTGAGTCAAGCAACCAGTTTATCTTATCAGTAATAAACTTGAGAGGCGCAATAAAACTCTTATTGAATTGTTCATCATAGTCTATTCTATCCACAATGTCAAGTTCCCTTGGAATTTTTGTTATAAAAGAAAATGCAGATGATTGATATATGTTTGGTTGCTTCATGTGCAAAAATTTTATCTTAGCACCCTCGTCTATATAAGGATACTTGTTAAATAACTTATGTTTCTTTAAAAGGGAGTTATAAAGCAGGCTGCCCTTGCAATGTATCGGAGTTCCAGATTTCCACATACCACTGGAAGATGAAAACTTTTTCAAACCATTTACTGAACGGGGATACGCAATATCTTCTGGAGGCAAGTTCATAAATTCATCTCTAAACTCTTGTATGAATGTATTTAGCATTTTCTCATCGCCAGTCATTATGATTTTCAATGCATCCCTAATCTTTTCTCTGCATACTTGTGGAGTAGAGGATTTAACCGCTTCAATGCCCATAATCTTTAGCTGTGGGGTTTTATATCGAACACCTTCTATGTCCCAACAATTTAGGATGTACCGCTTCTTTGCGCTCCAAATTCCGCGCTCTGCAATTGCCTCACGCCCCATTATCATCTTCTGTTCATAAGCATTAGTTACCTTAGCAAGAGCTTGATAACTTTTATCAATAAAAGGTTCCAACTTTTCTTTTGCAATTGTATCCAAGAAGGAGACAATTTTGCTAGGTTCTGTTCCCTCTTTAAACACACTACTAACCAACTTGTTAAGAATGAGATAGCAGGAATCTGTATCCGCTGCAGCCACGTAATCCTCATTTTTTGTCTCCAAGATTTTATTAAGGTAGATGTTAAGAGCCTTCTCAATCCACCGTATAGAAAGTTGGCCAGACGTTGTAATTGCAGTAGCGATTCTAAGATCAAAATACCTGAACCAATTATTCCCAATAGCACCGTATGCAGAATTAAGAGAAATCTTCTTCGCCATTTGGATATTGTTATATTTTGATATATCTTTGAGGAACTTAGGGTCTTTAGTATCCTCATATTTTTGCTTAGCATCGAGCATAAGTCTTTTATACTTTGTTCGATCATTGTATATGTTCTCCATAATCTCCGGCAGAAATCCTCGTTTATCTTTTCTGAAATATGCACCGTTAGGAGTCATACAATACTCAGTAGTATTTCTAATCTTGCCGTCAAGTATCTTATCAACCATTCCTTCTTCTAGTTTTACACCACTATTAACCAAAGTTTCTGGTGAAATATTATATTGCATAATTAAATGTGGATACAGAGAATTTAAATCAAATGACATAACCCATTTATGCATACCCACTTGTGGGTCTTTAACATAAGCACCCTCATACTTTTCTACCTTCTCTGCCTTTATTTTCTGAGGAATGACAATATTCTTTTCTCTCAGATAATTATATATGAGTATATCCCAATAACGAACAGAGCCAAGTACATCAATATAATTAACCTTGCCCTCGTAAGCCATAGTCAAACACAACTCAATTAATTTCATCTTGTCTTCTAGTTTATCAACAAGTTCCACATCATTAATATTATACTCAATAAAGGACTGATAATCTTTTGTATACCATTCACGAAAGGTTTCAAATGGATTACCAGTTTTTTCTTCACCCAATTCAACCTTTGCGATATAATCTAAACGATAAGATTCCTGAGCCGTATAGGTAAACTTGCGATATAGATCAAAATAATCAAGTGCAGCAATTCCCTGTATTTCATACACCTGATGATGTCTCCCCATCTGATATATTTCACGTTCCCTTACGCTACCCCAAGGTGAAAGTCGTTTTAGTTCATCTTCACCAAATAACTTTTTAATACGATTACACACATATGGAATATCAAAGAACTCAGAGTTCCAGCCGGTAACAATATCTGGCCAATACTTTTCCCAAAATACAAGAAACTCTTTTAGTAGATGTACTTCATTATCGCACTTTATATAATTTACATCTTCACGATTCGTTTCAAAATCTCCAATACCCCACACTACAATACGTTTGGTTTGATGATTTTTGATTGTAATAGATAAAAGTTCTTCTTCAGCAAGTTTTGGTGAAGGAAATCCATTTTCACATTGAACTTCAATATCAATCGTTACAATAAGTATCTTTTCCAAATCCCAATCAACTTTACCTTTATGAGTATCAGAAATATAGGTGTAGGGATATTGAGTATTTCCATAAACAAGATGCGGTTGATTCTTCATAGATTCAACCCACTCCTTAGCTTCTTTCATGTTGGTAAATGTCAAATTAGTGAC